GTCACATCAGTAACGAATACCGCAATTGCAATTGCTAACACGCAAGTTTCTGGGCTTGGCACAATGTCCACCCAAAACGCAAATGCGGTGGCGATCACAGGCGGGTCAATTGATGGCACAACTGTTGGCGCTACTACGGCGGCGGCGGTTACTGGAACAATAGTTACTGCGAATACTTATTTCAGCGGCGCAGGAACAAATCTTACAGGCACTGCAAGCGGTTTATCCATTGGGGGTAACGCAGCTACTGCCACCAGCGCAATAAGCGCCACAAACGCCACAAATCTAGTTGGCGGGGCATCAGGATCATTGCCCTACCAATCAGCGCCAAGCACAACTACATTCTTGGCGGCAGGGTCAAATGGTCAGGTCTTGACCTTGGCTTCTGGCGTTCCATCATGGGCAACACCAACCACAGGCACGGTCACATCAGTCAGCGGCACAGGCACAGTCTCAGGGATTTCCCTTAGTGGCACTGTCACTAGTTCTGGCAGTTTGACATTGGGCGGCACATTGGATTTGTCTGCCCCGCCCGTAATTGGTGGGACAACGCCAAACACAATTACAGGCACAACAATAACTGCAAACACAAAGTTTGTAGGTACAAATTTTGATGCTGCTGGGTCTGGTGGTGGTTCTTTAAGAACAAGTGGCGGGACTGCTGTTTTGCAGTGGGGCGGTGGCGGCGGGGTTAATTTAACCCTTGATGGTGCTTTCAATATGAATCCCGCCAATTACAGCATTTCAATTGCGCCCACAGGCACAGGAACATTGACGGTTAACCCAGCAACTGCTGGAACAATAAACAATATGTCCATTGGTTTGACAACCGCTGCCGCTGGATATTTCACCACTTTATCTCTGACAAGCACTTTGGCTGTTAATGGGTCAACAGGCACAAATGGTCAGGTTTTGACTTCCAATGGCACATCAGCGCCCACATGGTCAAGCCCTGCCGCCGCAATTACTGTTTCTGATGACACATCAACAGTATCAGCAAGATACCCGCTGTTTGCTTCAGTTACATCAGGAACAATTACCACTGAATACGTCAGTTCCACCAAACTGCAATATGTCCCATCCACAGGCGTTTTAACAGCAACTGGATTTGCTGGCGATGGTACAGGTTTGACAGGCACAGCGTCTGGTTTGTCGATTGGTGGCAATGCGGCTACGGCAACATCAGCAACAAGTGCAACCACGGCGACTAACCTTGCGAGTGGTGCTGCCAATCAGATTCCTTATCAAACAGGTTCTGGTGCTACTTCATTTATCACAGCGCCAACTACTTCAAGTACAGTTTTGACATGGAATGGATCAGCATTTACATGGGCGGCTGGTGGCGGTGGTGGCAGTCTGACAATTTCAGATGACACAACAACCAATGCGGTTCGTTATCCGTTATTTGCAAATGCAACATCTGGCACAGTTACAACTGAATATGTGTCATCAACAAAATATCAGTACAACCCAAGCACTGGTGAATTGACAGCGCCAGAAATGATTAGCGGCAATGGAATTATGTTGAATTCCACTACTGTTTCATCAAGTTACACAATTGCAACAGGCACAAATGGATTCCCTGTTGGCCCGTTGACAATTAATAGCGGTGTTGTTTTGACTATTGCATCTGGACAAAGGCACGTTGTTATATGAGTACGATCAGCGCATCAACTACAAGCACAACCGCATATAAAGTTACTGCGGATACAACAGGCGCACTTGTTCTTCAGACGGGTGCAACACCTACGACTGCGGTCACCATTGACACTGCAAAAAGCGTGAACCTATCAGGTTCGTATACAGAAAGCGTTGTTGTAATTGGCACAGTTACAAGTTCAAGCACTTTGTCTTTAGACAATGGCACTGTGCAAACCGCAACCTTAACAGCATCAACAGCTTGCACATTCACCATGCCAACAGCAACCGCTGGCAAATCATTTGTGCTTTTGCTCAAACAGGCAGCCAGCACGGGCAATGGCACAGCAACATTCACAGGTGTGAAATGGGGAACTTCTGGCGCACCAACAATTACGGCAACCGCTGGCAAGATGGACATCTTGTCTTTTATTGCTGATGGAACAAACTGGTATGGTTCTGCCGCACAAGGGTACACACCATAATGTTTGCCGCAAAAAATTTCTTTCTTGCTGGCGGTAAGTCATATATTCCCGGCACAGTAATTACATTTACATCATCGGGGTCATGGACAGCACCTGCTGGCATTACTTCTGTTGACTACCTTGTGGTTGCTGGTGGCGGAGGTGGTGGTGGGCAAATTGCTGGTGGTGGTGGTGCTGGAGGTTTTAGAACAGGTACTTCTCTTGCAGTTACAGCTGGAACTTCTTACACAATTACTGTCGGTGCTGGTGGTTCTGGTGGCACTTCTTCTTCTGATGGCACTCTTGGCAACAATAGTGTTTTTAGTTCAATTACCTCTACAGGTGGCGGTGGTGGACGAGGTGGAGAAAGCACACATACCGGAACTGCGAATGGCGGATCAGGTGGTGGACAAGGGCGCACTGCTGGTGGTCGTGGTGGTACTGCTGGAACTGGAACGGCTGGACAGGGTAACAATGGCGGTTTAGGCACTTCTTCTGGCGGATCAGACGGTAGAGGTTCGGGTGCTGGAGGTGGTGGCGCAGGTGCTGTTGGGGGTAATGCCATAGTTGCAAATAGCGTAGGCGGTGCTGGCGGTGCGGGATCATCAAGTTCTATTAGTGGCTCATCCGTAACCTATGCGGGTGGCGGTGGTGGCGGTTCATATAACGGAACACTTGGAACAGGCGGTAGTGGTATTGGTGGTAACGGAGGCTCTGGAGGCACTGCGGCAACAGTTGGCGCAATTAATACCGGTTCTGGTGGTGGTGGTGGTGGATTCCCAACGAATGCGGGTGCGGCTGGTGGTTCGGGAATCGTTATCTTAAGATTGAATTGATATGACTAAAATCTATCAACCAAACTGAAAAGATTTTGGGTAAAAACTAATGGCACATTTTGCAAAAATTGAAAACGGCATCGTCACACAAGTCATTGTGGTGAGCAATGCTGATACAGCAAATGCTGATGGTGTTGAAGATGAATATATTGGCGCAGCATTCTGCGAAAGATTGTTTGGTGGGGAATGGAAACAGACCAGTTACAACGCAAATTTTCGAAAGAACTATGCCGGTATTGGCTACAGCTTTGACGAAGATCGCAATGCATTTATTCCTCCAAAACCTTTTCCTAGTTGGATATTGGTTGAGGAAACTTGCAATTGGACTGCGCCTGTTCTGTACCCCACTGATGGCAAGATGTATCGTTGGGATGAAGACACAACAAATTGGATTGAGGTGACAGCATGACAATTGTCCTAAACGGCACAACAGGAATAACCAATGTAAATGGTACTGCCTCTGCGCCAGCAGAAACTGGAACAGATACTGACACAGGTATTTTTTATGGAACAAACACTGTAAGTTTGGCGACTAATGGAACAACGGCTTTATCTATTGATGCAAGTCAAAACACCACACTAGCAGGAACATTGACCACAGCATCTAGGGGCATTGCTAAAGCATCTATGCCAGCAGGAACTGTCTTACAAGTTTTAAGTACAACCAAGACAGATACCTTTTCAAGTACATCGACAAGTTTTACAGATATTACTGGTCTAAGTGTAAGTATCACCCCATCAAGCGCATCAAACAAAATTTTTATTGTAGTTACTTCAAATTATTCAACAAATACAAATGGCAATCCAATTAAATTTAATATAAACAGGGATTCAACCGCTATTTGTCAGCCCTCAACATCTCCGACATTTTCGGGAACAATTGTTCCATACCAGACAGGAACTAATGATATGCAAATTCCTTGGTCTGTTAGTTTTCTTGATTCACCAGCAACAACTTCTGCAACTACATACAAAATACAAGGCGCAGGAGGCAATACTTGGTATGTAAATAGACGAGCTACAGCCGACTTTAATGTAACCTCGACAATCACAGTCATGGAGATTGCTGTATGAATCACGATGCAATTTATGCTCTTTACCCGCAAGTTGTCACCATTGACGATGGCACTGGCGCATTTGATGCCCAAGGCAACCAAGTTGAAATTGACATAGAAGCAGTCAATGCTTGGATTGATCCAAACGCATACAAAGCCAAACGAGCAAAAGAGTACCCGCCAATCACAGACTACCTTGATGGCGTAGTCAAAGGCGACCAAGCGCAGATTGACAAGTACATTGCTGACTGCTTAGCGGTCAAAGTTAAATATCCGAAAGCATAAATATGGCAAGCACAATTCTTTCAGATAACGGTGTTTCATCTGGTAGCGCAGGCATTAAAACTACTGCCGACAACACAGGTGCATTGGCATTACAAACCACTACTGCGGGTGGTGCGGCTACAACCGCTTTAACTTTAGATACATCTCAAAATGCAACTTTTGCGGGTACAACTAGAACACTTGGTTATTTGGTTGCAAATTTACCAGCGGCAGGAACTGCGGGGCGCAGGGCTTATGTAACCAATGCTTTAGCGCCAACTGTATTGTCAACAGTTGTTGGCGGTGGTGTTGTAACTGTGCCTGTTTTTGACAATGGAACAAATTGGATTGTGGGATAAATATGACTACATTTAATTGGAAAATTCTTGAAATATCTGCTGATGATGATTTAATCACCCATGCCAAATATTTTGTGACGGCAGAAGCTGACACAGGCGAAAAAGTGGAAACTGAGGGAAATTGGTGGTTCAGCGACAAAATACTTAAAACGCCATTTCATGAAGTGACTGAAGCTGATGTGGCATCTTGGATTGAAAATGAGACTACCAAAGACGGAATAAATCTTATAAAATCCCGCTTAGAGGAACAACTAGCGTCTTTACAAGAGAATAGAGTTGTTGTTGCCCCTTGGTTACCACAGAAATTTGTGCCAAAGGTGTAATAAATGACGACTCCTTACGACATTATTAGCAGGGCGCTAAAAGACATAGGCGCATTGGCATCTGGCGAATCGCCGACAGCAGATGATGCCCAAGACGCATTTGATATGCTGAACGATATGTGCGCCCAATGGTCAAATGAAAACATGATGGTTTTCTACAAGACCGAAATCATTTTTCAGACTGTTCAAAATACCGTGCAATACACCCTTGGCCCATCTGGGTCTGTGGGCGCATCCTTTACAGGTTCAATTTCTGGCACAACCCTGACCGTTCCTGTGAATGGCGTAATTTCTGGCGCAATCACAATGGGCATGACCATCAGCGGCACAGGGGTCACCGCAGGCACAACTATTGTGGGATTTGGCACAGGTGCAGGCGGCAACGTCAATGAGGGTGGCACATACACTGTAAGCCAATCCCAGACCGTGGCAAGCACCACAATTTCTGCTTACTATGAACGCCCCTTGACCATTGAATCAGCGTTTGTTCGCGTGGCAACCCAACAAGGTGGGTCAAGTGTGGCTGGCGGTTATTTGGATTACCCTGTGGCAATCCTAAGTCTTGAGGAATACGAATCCCTTGGCATCAAGCAATTAAACGGCCCGTGGGCAAAGATGGTTTACTACCAACCCAGCGAAACTTTGGGAACGCTGTATGTGTTTCCAAACCCGTCATCTGGTGAATTGCACTTGTTTGCAAATACCATTTTCCGCACATTTGGTTCACTGTACGACACGATCACGCTGCCACAAGGTTACAACATGGCATTGCGGTGGTGTTTGGCTGAACGCCTGATGCCTATGTTTGGCAAGGCTTCACCAACTCAAATTCAGATGATTAACGCATTTGCTGGTCAAGCCAAGGCAACAATCAAACGCACCAATATGCGCCCCGCACAGGTTGCTAGATACCCTGATGCCTTGATGGTTGGACGGGCAAAAGACGCTGGATTTATCATGGATGGGGGATTTAGATAATGCCTGATTTTGGCTTTGTCGGCCCATCTTACGAAGCGCCAAGCATTTATCAAGATGCCCAAGAGTGCATCAATTTTCGCCCAGAGGTTGACCCATTAAAACAGCAAGGTGAACGCGGGGTGGTGGCGCTGTACCCAACGCCGGGGCTGACTTCATTGGTGCTTTTCCAAAACCAGCAAGAAGTCAGGGGAATGCGTACCTTGTCAGGTGGTGACATTTTGGTGGCGGTTTGTGGCCCTTATGTCTACGCCTTGACTTCCACCTACACCACCACAATGGTTGGTCAATTAACCACATCCACAGGCATTGTGGGCATTACTGACAACGGTGTGAATGTCTACATTGTGGACGGTCAGAATCGCTACACATGGCGCATTTCAAGCCCATCTGCGGCGGTTTTTACAGGTTCAATCAGCGGCACAACCTTGACTGTCACAGCGGTCACCAATGGAACAATTGCCATTAATCAGGCTTTGTTTGGTGTTGGTATAGCCCAAGAAACCGTCATCACCGCATTGGGTACTGGAACTGGTGGCATTGGAACTTATACGATCAACACCAGCCAAACTATTGCATCTGAATTAATGAACAGTGCAACCGCTGGCGCAGTGGTAACAGGTTCAATCTCAGGAACAACTTTGACGGTTACGGCGGTGACCAGTGGCACTTTGTATGTGGGTCAAACCATCCAAGGGTCAACCGTTACCGCGCAAACCATCATCACAGCCCTTGGAACAGGCACTGGTGGCGCTGGAACATATACGGTCAACAATTCCCAAACAGTGACTTCAAGAACGCTGTATGGCTTGAATTGGTCTGTTTTGCCAAGCACTGATGGCGCATTTACCAGCGGCAGTTCAGTGGACATTGTGGACAACTATTTTGTTTACAACCGTCCTGATACACAACAGTTTGGCGCATCTGCGGCTTTGTCGCCTATTTCGCCAGCCCTAAGTTTTGCTAGCAAAGACGGTGCGCCTGATGATTTGGTTTCTTTGATTGTTGATCACCGTGAAGTTTATTTGTTGGGCGAAGTGTCTAGCGAGGTTTGGATTGATGCGGGTACAAGCCCATTTCCATTCCAGCGAATCCCCGGCACATCGACCCAGCACGGCATTGCCGCCAAATTCAGCGTGGCGCGACTTGGCAATTCATTTGCATATTTAAGCCGCAACATTCGTGGTCAAGCCCAAATTGTGCAAATGAATGGCTATGTACCCACAAGGATTTCCAACCATGCGGTTGAGAATTCACTGACAAATCAAGTGGTTAGCGATGCTATTGCATGGACTTATCAGCTTGAGGGACACGAAGTTTATGTAATCAACTTTCCATCCATTAACCTGACATGGTGTTATG